CTAATGTTGTTACCCGCAAAACATGGAAGCATGTACAAACTCCAATTACAGGATAAAATTTAATGCAAGTTGAACACTGGCCTATTGAACGCTTAATTGAGTACGCTCGCAACCCGCGCAAGAACGATCATGCCGTTGACCGTGTAGCCGCTGCAATCCGCGAGTTCGGCTTCCGCGTGCCAGTCATAGCCAAGTCAGATGGGACGGTTGTTGATGGTCATTTGCGGCTTAAAGCGGCAAAGAAGTTGGGGCTGGAGACCGTGCCGGTGATGTTGGCCGACGATATGACCGACATCCAGATCAAGGCGTTCCGGCTGTCCGTGAACAAGATGGCTGAAATGGCCGAATGGGACAACGAGTTGCTGGTGCTTGAGCTGGCGGATCTGGGGGAGATGGGCTTTGACATGGATCTGACCGGATTCACGCTGGATGAGATCAGCGCACTCACGCCATTGGAGCTTGAGCCAGGCCTGACAGACGAGGATGCGGTGCCTGAGCCGCCTGCGGTGCCGGTTACTGTGCTGGGCGATGTTTGGTTACTTGGGCGGCATCGGGTTATGTGTGGGGATTCCTGCTCAATAACAGATATAGAGAAATTGGTTTCTGGTAGGCAGGCTGATATGTGGTTGACTGATCCACCATACAACGTGGCGTATGAGGGCGGCACCAAAGAAAAGCTGACCATTCAAAACGACAGCATGGCGGACGATACATTTCGTCAGTTCCTGCGCGATGCTTACGTTGCCGCTGACGTCGCAATGAAGCCTGGAGCGGTGTTCTACATCTGGCACGCAGACTCAGAGGGCTACAACTTTCGAGGCGCGGCGCAGGACGCAGGCTGGAAGGTTCGGCAATGCTTGATCTGGAAGAAGTCAAGCCTTGTGATGGGTCGCCAGGACTACCACTGGAAACATGAACCGTGCCTGTACGGGTGGAAGGAAGGCGCTGGCCATTTGTGGGCGGCAGACCGCAAGCAGACCACCATCCTAGAATTCGACAAGCCAAGCCGCAACGGAGAGCATCCGACCATGAAGCCGGTGGCCTTGTTTGAGTACCAGATGCTCAACAACACAAAGGGCGGCGATTTGGTGCTTGACAGTTTTGGCGGCAGTGGCACCACTTTGATTGCTGCAGAAAAGAATGGGCGCCATTCTTGCTTGATGGAACTCGACCCCAAGTACGTCGATGTAATAATCAAACGCTGGCAAGACTTCACCGGCAAGACAGCAGTTCACGCAGAAACCAACCAACCTTTCGCGGAGGTTAGCAATGGCAAAGATTGAAAAACCTGTTCTAAAAAAGCAAGATGCTAGGAAATCCAACGGCGGTGCACGACCTGACGCAGGCCGCCCAGCATTCGAGCCCACAGCGGCCGAGCGCAAGCAGGTGGAGGCCTTGTCAGGCTACGGCCTGCCAATCGACCAGATCGGCGCACTGGTGCGCGATGGCATCCACGTTGATACCCTGCGTGCTCACTTTGCCACCGAGTTGGTGGCAGGCAAAGCCAAGGCCAACGGGCAGGTTGGCAAGAACCTGTTCCAGAAGGCGACTGGCGGCGATACCACGGCCATGATCTGGTGGAGCAAAACCCAGATGCGCTGGGCAGAGACTCAGAAGCATGAGCTCACCGGCGCAGATGGCGCACCGCTGGAGTTCGCCAAGATCGAGCGCGTGATTATCAAGAATGGGTAAGGTTCTCCAGCTCAAGACCCCCGAATGGTCACTCCCCCTCCTCGAGGCCAGCCGCTACAAAGGAGCCTGGGGAGGCCGAGGTTCGGGCAAGTCTCATATGTTCGCCGAGATGATGCTCGAGGAACATATCATCAACCAAGCGCAATCTAGTGTTTGCGTGCGCGAGATTCAGAAATCCTTGAATCAATCGGTTAAGCGCCTGCTGGAGATGAAGATTCAGGAGATGAATGCTGGCGCCTATTTCGAGGTTCAAGATGCGGTCATCAAGTCGAAGAAGGCAGACGGCAGGATCATCTTCCAGGGCATGCAGAACCACACGGCGGACAGCATAAAATCTCTCGAGGGATACGACCGTGCTTGGGTCGAGGAGGCGCAGAGCCTGAGCCAGACCAGCCTAGACCTGCTCCGGCCAACGATCCGCAAGCCGGGGTCCGAGCTCTGGTTCACCTGGAACCCCCGCCAGGCCAGCGATCCGGTGGACCTGCTGCTGCGTGGCCCGACGCCGCCGAAGGACGCGACCGTCATCCGCGTGAACTATGCCGACAACCCGTGGTTCCCGACCGTCCTCAAGGACGAGATGGAGTACGACAAGCGGCGCGACCCGGACAAGTACCAGCACGTCTGGCGCGGCGAGTACCTCCAGAACAGCCAGTCGCGGGTGTTTCGGAACTGGCGGATTGAGGACTTCGACGCCCCGCCTGACGCGATCCACCGGCTTGGCGCGGACTGGGGCTTTGCCGTTGACCCGACCACGCTGGTGCGCTGCCATATAATTGGGCGAACACTGTACATCGACCATGAGGCCTACATGGTGGGCTGCGAGATTGTCAACACGCCTGAGTTGTTCATGCAAGTGCCAGAGGCCGAGAAGTGGCCCATCGTGGCCGACTCAGCCAGGCCGGAGACGATCAGCCACATGCGCCGCAACGGATTCCCGAAGATCATGACGGCGGTCAAAGGGCCGCGCTCGGTCGAGGAAGGCATCGAGTTTTTGAAGAATTACACCATCGTCGTGCATCCTCGGTGTACGCACACGATTGACGAATTGACGCTTTACAGCTATAAGACTGACCCATTGACCGGAAAGATTTTGCCCGTGCTCGAGGACAAGAAAAATCACGTGATTGACGCGCTTAGGTATGCTTGCGAAGCGGTGCGGCGTGCAAATACAGTAAAACCGCAGACCGTCATCCCGATGGCGACCGTCAGCAAATGGTGAGGAACTAAGATGGCCAGAATGTCCAACGATCAACGCATTGCCAACTTGCACTCCGAGGCGCTGGCGCAGTTCAACGACATTCAGAGCGCGATGCGCGACGAGCGCCTGCAGTGCCTGCAGGATCGGCGCTTCTACTCACTCTCCGGCAGCCAGTGGGAAGGCCCGCTCTGGGATCAGTTCGAGAACAAGCCCAAGTTCGAGGTGAACAAGATCCACCTTTCGGTCATCCGCATCATCAACGAGTACAGAAACAACCGCATCACGGTGGATTTCGTCAGCAAGGACGGCGAAGAGAACGACAAACTGGCCGACGTTTGCGACGGCCTGTACCGCGCCGATGAGAATGATTCGGTGGCCAACGAGGCATACGACAACGCTTTCGAGGAAGCGGTTGGTGGCGGGTTTGGGGCCTGGCGGCTGCGTACCGCCTACGAGGACGAGGAAGACCCCGAGGACGATCGGCAGCGCATCAAGATAGAGCCGATCTTCGACGCCGATAGCTCGGTGTTCTTCGACCTCGGCGCCAAGCGACAGGACAAGTCAGACGCAAAGTATTGCTTCGTTGTCACGAGCATGACCCGCCAAGCGTACAAGGACACCTGGGGCGATGATCCGACCGACTGGCCCAAGATCATCCATCAGTACGAGTTTGACTGGTGCACGCCTGATGTGGTCTACGTCGCCGAGTACTACAAGGTTGAGGAAAAGAGCGAGACCATCCGCATTTTCCAGACCATCACCGGCGAGGAAGAGCGCTACAGCCAGGCGGATTTCGCCAACGACGATACGCTCGAGGAAACCCTGCTGGCGGTCGGCAGCCTGGAGATTCGGCAGAAGCGCGTCAAGCGCAAGAAGGTCCGCAAGTACGTCATGTCAGGCGGCAAGGTGCTTGATGACGCCGGGTACATCGCTGGCAAGTGCATCCCAATCGTCCCGGTCTTCGGCAAGCGCTGGTTCGTCGACAACATCGAGCGCTGCATGGGTCACGTGCGCCTGGCCAAGGATGCCCAGCGCCTCAAGAATATGCAGCTCTCCAAGCTCGGCGAGATCAGCGCGCTGTCCAGCGTCGAGAAGCCGATACTGGTGCCAGAGCAGGTCGCCGGCCACCAGATGATGTGGGCCGAGGACAACCTAAAAGACTATCCGTATTTGCTCATCAACCCGGTCACCGACCAGAACGGCAACCAGGCCATCAGCGGGCCAGTCGCTTACACGAAAAGCCCCAACATCCCGCCTGCGATGGCGGCGTTGCTCCAGATCACCGAGACCGACATGCAAGACATCTTGGGCAATCCCCAAGGCGCAGACAAGATGGTAAGCAACGTCTCCGGCAAGGCCGTCGAGATGATCCAGGCCCGGGTGGACATGCAGACCTTCATCTACATGAGCAACTTTGCCAAAGGGATGAAGCGCTGCGGCGAGATTTGGCTGTCGATGGCCAAGGACGTCTACACCGAGAGCAAGCGGCGCATGAAAACGCTCACTCAGACCGGAGAGACCGACGTTGTGGAGTTGATGCAGCCGACAATCGACCAGGAAACTGGCGAGATCAAGATGGCCAACGACCTCGGCGCGGCGGCGTTTGACGTTAACGTTGACGTTGGCCCAAGCAGCAGCAGCAAGAAGGCCGCTACGGTGCGAGCTCTCACCGGCATGCTCCAGATCACCCAAGACCCCGAAACGGCCCAGGTTCTCGGCGCCATGGCGATGATGAACATGGAGGGCGAGGGCATCGAGGATGCGAATTCGTACTTCCGCAAGAAACTCCTGCGCATGGGCGTCGTTCAGCCAACGGACAAGGAGAAGGAAGAGCTGATGGCGGAAATGCAAAACACGCCGCAAGACCCGAACACCATGTATCTGCAGGCCGCAGCCGCCAACGAAGAGGCCAAGGCCGCCAAGGCGCGGGCCGATACGGTCGAGACTATCGCCAACTCAGAACTTCGGAGAGCTCAGACTCTAGAGACGCTCGGCAAGGTGGACGAGTCCGCGCAGAACATGGCGATCACCAATGCCGAGGCCGTCCAAAAGATGATCCAGGGCCAGGGCGCGTGATCTATTGTCAGATGCTCTAAAATAGTTCAGAATGTATCAACGGCATCCGCCCAGCCGTTCTAAATGGGTGAGTTTGATGGGGTCAAAATGAAGCAGGCAGATATTGGAGAGGACGACCAAGACACTGGCGTTATTGAGGACAGCACCGAGGACAGCAGCGACCCAGTTGCCGGCCAGGAAGAGTCTGATGATGCCGAGGAGGAGGTTGTAGTATCCATCGGGGAGGAAGCGCCGCCTCCCGAGGAGCAGACTCACGCACCGGAATGGGTTCGCGAGCTGCGCAAGTCACACCGAGAACTGCAGCGCCAGAACCGCGATCTGCAAGCCAAGCTACAAACCACGCAGACTGAGACCAAACCGGTCACGCTGGGGAAAAAGCCAACGCTTGAGGACCACGACTACGACGCGGACAAGTTTGAAGTAGCACTGTCGGACTGGTTTGATCTGAAAAGAAAAGCCGCCGATGTAAGCGCCAGGCAAGAGGCTGAAGTTATGACTCAGCAGAAGGCCTGGCAGTCCAAGCTGGACAGCTACGGTAAGGCGAAAGCCGAACTGCGAGTGAAGGATTTTGAAGACGCCGAGGCCGTGGCCCAGGAGCTCTTCAGCATCACCCAGCAAGGCGTTGTGCTACAAGGTGCCGAGAATCCGGCACTGGTGATTTACGCACTCGGTAAGAACCTGAAGAAGGCAAAGGAGCTATCCGAGATTACAGACCCCGTGAAGTTTGCTTTTGCGGTAGCGAAACTGGAGAAGGACTTAAAAGTGACGAACCGCAAAGCAGCCCCGCCGCCCGAAAAAATTGTGTCAGGAACTGGCCGATCATCAGGGGCGGTGGACTCAACCCTAGAACGTCTGCGAGCAGAAGCGGAGAAGACTGGAAACATGACCAAGGTCATTCAGTACAAAGCGCAAAAGCGAGCGGCATCCAAGTAATTTTTTAAGGAAATATCATGTCTAATAGTTTCTCAAAAGAAGAGCGCGTAGCGTTCGAAGACATTCTCGAAGGATTCCAGGATTTGCTGGTTCTGTCGCGCCACGTGTCGGTCTACAACACCGACCAGACGATGATGGAGCGTGCGAACAACACCATCTGGCGTCCGATGCCCTACATCGCTCAGTCGATCAACAGCACCCCGGGCTCGTCGATCTCTGGCTCTTACCAGAACATGACTCAGCTGTCCGTGCCTAGCACCATCGGGTTCAGCAAGACCGTTCCCTGGACCATGACAACCCTCGACCTGCGCGACGCGCTGCAAGAGGGCCGCCTAGGCGAGAGCGCAAAGCAAAAGCTGGCCTCGGACATCAACGTGGCGATCATGAACACCGCAGCTGCTCAGGGCACGCTGGTTGTTCCGATCGTTGGCGCTGCCGGTGACTATGACGACGTGAGCCTGTGCGACACCATCATGAACGAGCAGGGCGTGCCTGACTACGATCGCTTCCTGGGCCTGTCCAGCCGCGATTACAACGGCATGGCCGGCAACCTGGCGGTGGCAACTCGCTCATTCGGCAACCCGAAATCTAACCTCGCTTACGAGCGTAACCAGGTCGGAATGGTCGCGGGCTTTGATACCTACAAGTTTGACTATGCCAACCGCATCGCTGCGGCGGCTGGCGGTGCTACCAGCATTGCCACCAACGGCGCTCAAGCGGACTACGTGCCACAAGCCACGTCCACTTCGGTCGGCGGCCAGATCAACGTCGACAACCGCTACCAGTCTGTCACCGTGTCCAACACGGTCGGCATTGTGGCCGGCGATGCGTTCACGATTGATGGCGTCTATGCGGTGCATCACATCACCAAAGAGGACACCGGCCAGCTCAAGACCTTCCGCGTCATCAGCGTGACCAACGGCACCGTGATGGTCATCAGCCCCCCAATTATTGGCGCGACCAACTCGCCAACCGACGCCGAGCTGCAGTACAAAAACGTGGAAGTGGTCACCGAGTCGGCAACCGCGGCTATCAACTTCCTCAACACCGGCGCCACGGCGATCAATGTGTTCTGGCAAAAGGATTCGCTGGAAATCCTGCCTGGCCGATACGCTATCCCAGCCGATGCTGGCACCGCAGTGATGCGCGCCACCACCGACCAGGGCGTGGAGCTGGTGATGCAGAAGTTCTACGACATCGACAGCATGGTCATCAAGTACCGTCTTGATACCTTGTTCGGTGTGGTGAACAAACAGCCAGAAATGTCGGGGATCCTGCTGTTCAACCAGTAATTTGTGCAATAAGATCGTGGGGGCTTCGGCCCCCGCTTTCGCATAAGGATCGTGCCATGCCCCTAAAAAAAGGCTACTCCGAAAAGTCGATCTCTAAAAACATCGGCAAAGAGATGAAGGCAGGGATGCCCCAGAAGCAAGCCATCGCCGTTGCGCTATCTACCGCAAGGACTGCTGCGATGAAGGCTGGAAAGCCCGGCAAAGCCCCAGCAAAGGCCAAGAAATGAAGGCCGGCCTGTACGCCAACATCCACGCCAAGCGTGAGCGTATTGCAGACCAGAAGGCCGCAGGCAAGACGCCTGAGCGTATGCGCAAACCCGGCGCCGAAGGCGCACCAACGAAAGCCGCATTCGTTGCGTCTGCAAAAACAGCCAAGCCCATGAAGGCCAAGAAGTAATGCAACTCCCGGCCATGCTCTACCAGTCGCCAGGGCAAATACCAAAGCCTGGCGGCACTGGCACCTACAAGATCATTGGCGTGCAGACCCAAGAGGAGGCCGACGCCAAGCTGGCAGCCGGCTGGTTTGCATCGTCCGATGAGGCTATCATCGCTGCTGGCGACAAGGCCAGCGGCCCGGTTAAGATCAAGGCCAAGTGGCTGCGCAAGCCGGTCAAGAAGCACAAGCCTTCAAAGCCACTAGACTGGCGCGAGCTAGCCAAGGCGGCAGCACCAGCCCCGAAGGATGACGCACCACCGACGCGGCAAGAACTTGAGCTCAAAGCGCGAGAGCTCGACATTCGCTTCGACGGTCGCACGCCGGACAGAAAGCTGGGACAATTGATCCAGCACCGAATCACAGGAGTCTGAGCAATGGGATGGACAAAGCGCCAGTTCGTAACGCAGGCCTTCGAGGAAATCGGGCTGGCGTCGTACGTCTTTGATCTCACGCCGGAGCAACTCGACAGCGCTCTGCGCCGACTCGATACCATGATCGCATCCTGGAATGCGCTCGGCATCCGCCTGGGCTACCCGCTCCCCTCGAGCCCGCAGGATAGCGATCTGGACGAACAGACCAACGTCCCAGACTCGTCCAACGAAGCAATCTACACCAATCTCGGCGTGAAACTGGCTCCGTCCTACGGCAAGCAGGTCATGCCCGACACCAAGATGACAGCCAAGGAGACGTACAATACCCTCCTGTCCAGGGCCGCCATGCCGATTGAGCAACAGATGCCAGGAACCATGCCATCTGGCGCAGGCAACAAGCCGTGGAGGGTCTACGACAATCCATTCCTTGTGCGACCTGTCTACCCAACCCTGGCCGGCCAGGATGGCCCGCTCGAATACACCTGAAAGAGGCCACACACATGCCGACGATCAATCAACTAGCAGGCCTCAGTCAGGTATCCGGTGGCGATCTGCTGCCGATCTACGTTCCGAACAACGGCGATGCTCGCAAGGTCTCTGTCAGTCAACTGCTGGCCTATTTCCAGACCGTCTTCGCAGCGCCGACCGTCTCCACCAACCTCTACACCCCAGGCGCTGGGTTCAACATCACCGTGCCGACTCCGGTAAGCGAGCAGCAGTGGATGTTGCTGCAGCCAGCCGGCACGTTGGCCACCGGCACGATCACGCTCCCGCTCAACACCGGGACGCCAGACGGGACGCAGTTGCTGGTAACCACCACGCAGATCATCACGGCATTCACGCTGGCGCTCAACGGCGCTGCTGCGGCATTCGGAGCGCCGACCACCCTGGCCGTTAATGCGTTCTTCACCATGCGTTTCTACCAAGCGGCCAACTCTTGGTATCGCATCGGCTAATTTTCAGGAGCGAACCCAATGCCTTACAACTCAGCCCCATTTTCGCCAGGCTACAACCGTGGCGTGATCGTGTCCCCGGCGGCATCGTCGGCCACCGCAACGGTTACTGGCGCCACGCAGACCGTTTGCCTGACCAACCTCGGCGCAAATGTCTGCTACATCCGCTTTGGTGAAACCGCCCCGGTGGTCGCGACCACAGCAGATTACCCGGTGCCGGGAGGCGCACAGGTAACCATCACCAAGCCCGGCGATTACAGCCTAATGGCGTACATCTCCGCAGCCGGCACGTCCCTGCACGTCATGCCTGGCGAGGGCTTCTGAGATGTACCCGCTGACTCGGCTGCGCTTCCGTATTCGATTTTGGAATATCGGTGGCGGCCCAGTTGCCGGAGCGCTGTTGCAGGAGGATGGATTCTTCCTGCTGCAAGAGGATGGCGCGTATATTCTGCTTGACTAGGGCATCATGGGCGCCAAAGACTCAAGACTTGATCGGGCTGGCGTCGAGGGCTACAACAAGCCCAAGCGCACGCCATCGCATCCGACCAAAAGCCATGTTGTTGTGGCCAAGGCTGGCGACCAAGTGAAGACCATTCGCTTCGGGCAACAGGGCGTCTCCGGGTCGCCGAAGATGGAGGGCGAGTCAAAGGCATCCCAGGCTCGCCGAGAATCATTCAAGGCCAGGCACGCCAAGAACATCTCGAAGGGCAAGATGAGCGCAGCGTATTGGGCTGATAAGGTCAAGTGGTAAGCCATGCAAATTCCAATCCTGAACGGAATTTACACTGACGGCACGCCGGAGATCCGCACCAGCTACCCCGTCAATCTGGTTCCCGTGCCAAAGGTCAGCGGCATCAGCAATGGTTTCCTTCGCCCAGGTGATGGCATTGTCGCCAATGGGACAGGCCCAGGCGTTGACCGTGGCGGCATCGAGTGGAACAACATCTGCTATCGGGTCATGGGCACCAAGCTGGTCTCTGTCTCAAGCAGCGGCGCTGTAACCGTCCTTGGCGACGTTGGCGGGCCAACCACCAACTTGGTGACCTTTGACTACAGCTTCACCAGCCTGGCCGTTGCATCCGGTGGCCGCCTGTACTACTGGGACGCCACCGCAGGCTTGCTGCAAGTCACAGACCCAGACCTGGGCTTCGTGATCGACTTCTGTTGGGTCGATGGCTACTTTATGACCACCGACGGCCAGTATTTGATTGTCACAGAGCTAAACAATCCATTCGCCGTCAACCCGCTGAAGTACGGGTCAAGCGAAGCAGACCCCGACCCAATACTGGCGCTGCTCAAGCTCCGAAACGAGGTTTACGCTCTCAATCGGCACACCATCGAGGTCTTCAACAACGTGGGCGGCGATCTGTTCCCGTTCGCAAGGATCGAAGGCGCTCAGATTCAAAAGGGCTGCATCGGCACTCAGGCCTGCTGCGTTTTTGTTGATGCGATGGCCTTCCTTGGCGGCGGTCGGAACGAGGCACCCGGCATCTATCTCGGCGTCTCCGCAACGACAACAAAGGTCAGCACTCAAGAGATCGACAACATTCTGCTGCAGTACACCGAAGACCAGCTGAGTGCAGTAAAACTGGAGGCCAGGAACGACAAGGCGCATCAGCACCTCTACGTTCACCTGCCAGACCAGACACTGGTCTACGACGCATCTGCATCGCAAGCATTGCAAGAGCAGGTCTGGTTTGTTCTGGCTAGCACCACCACCGGCATTGCGCAGTACCGGGCCAGGAATATCGTCTGGTGCTACAACAAGTGGCTGGTCGGAGATCCGCAGTCCAACGCCATCGGCTACCTGGTGCAAAGCACCGGCCACCACTGGGACCAACAGGTGCGCTGGGAATTCGGTACGCTCATCGTCTACAACGAGAGCAACGGTGCCATCTTCAACAAGCTAGAACTGGTGGCGCTCACCGGAAGCGTTGCGGTAGTGACGCAGGTGGTCAACGGCCTGCTTCAAGAAAACGGGTTCTTTTTGCTGCAAGAAAATAGCGAATACATCCTGCTCGAGCTCGCTGTTCCGAATTCAGCGGCACTCGGAAACCCGCAGATCAGCACCAGCTACTCGTTGGACGGCAGATCATGGAGCCAGGACAGGTTCATCTCAGTCGGCACCACAGGAGACACCAAGAAGCGCCTGGCATGGTTCCAGCAGGGCCACATGCGCAACTGGCGCATCCAGCGCTTCAGGGGCGACAGTAGCGCCCACGTGTCATTCGCCAGGCTCGAGGCCCAGCTAGAAGCGATGGCGTTCTAATCCATGGCAACCACCGCGCCGAACTCCCGGAAGCTCAATCTGACGCGGGATCAACTTGCGCAGTTTTTGACCGACCAGCAGCAGATCAGACAGTTTGAAATGCTGTTTGCGGCCGTTGATGCCATCGGGCCTGATGGCGTGCTGGAGGTCAACATCGCTGCCGGCATTGCTCAGACCACCGCCGTGCAAGCGCTTTCCATGATCTCCTCACTGGCGCAAGAGTCCGCGATCAATGCCGCGCTGGCCGAGAACAAGGCCAATCAAGCGATGGCCATGCTCGGGAGCCTGACGGCCTCGGTCGAAGGGCTGCAGATGGCACCGCCGGCCAGAGAGTTCAAACGATCAAGGTACGGATCGTTCTACGACACCACCACGCAAACAGCAACGGTCATCAACACGGCCACGGCGATCACGTTCAACAGCACCGACCTGAGCAATGGCGTGTATATCGGCTCGCCCACCTCGCGCATCATTGTGGACAGCGAAGGCATCTACAACTTTGACACCTCGTTTCAAATAGACAAAACAAGCGGCGGCACAGCGGTTTTTGATTTCTGGTTTCGCTTAAATGGCGCTGACGTGGCAAACAGCGCCAGCAGAATAACAATTCAAGGCAACAATGCTGAGATTTTCTCATCGCTAAATTACTTTTTTGACCTCAAGGCCGGCGATTATGTTGAGCTGATGTTCTCGGTCACTGACTTGAGTGTTGAGCTAAAGACATTCCCTGCTGCGGCACCGCATCCCGGCATCCCGTCCATAATTCTTACAGTCAACAACAACATCGAAGGTGTCCAATGACCGTAATTGTCAAAACCCTAGTGCCCCCCAAGCAGATGGAGGCCTCGCAAACAACGCAGTACACGGCAAACTCTGTCAAGGCGCTGATCGACAAGGCCACGGTTACCAACACCGACACGGTCAACCGAACATTCAGCGTCAACCTGGTGCAGTCAGGCGGCAGCGCAGGCAATGCCAACTTGATTATTGATGACCGGGCCGTGGTGCCAGGCGAGACCTACTTGTGCCCGGAGCTGGTCGGCCAAGAGCTCGACGCCGGTGCATTTATCAGCACGATCGCCAGCAACGCCACGGCGCTCACGCTGCGCGTGTCAGGTCGCGAAATTACCTAAAGGGGCGCTACGGCATGAAAGAATTTATGGTCATCCCCAAGGGCTTCGCAGGCCTGCCGATGGGTGAGGAGTTCATCACCACGGCGGAGAACAAGAAGAATACCGATACCGTCATCGAGGACTGGATGCTCGGCCCCGAGAACCCAAGCAACGAGCCAACGGCCAACAAGGTCTATTGGGTCGCCGTTGGCAAGGCGATGCAGGTGGACGAGAAGGAGGCTCGGCGCCGCCGGTGCTCGAACTGCGAGTACTACGACAACAGCACCATGACGCAGGCTAAAATGGAGCGCATCCCTCGCAACGACTGGGACACCGAGGCCGGGTTCCGAGGCTACTGCAACAAGTTTGAGTTCATCTGCCACGACTTGCGCGTCTGCCAGGCTTGGGACGAGCGGGAATTTGAGATGGAAGATTGAACGTTGTGACCAATCTTGAATGGCTCATAGAAAACCTGCGCAAGGTTTTTCTCTTGCCAGAGCCAGCCATCGAGTGGCTGGTGATGGTCTATGACGCCATTCAGGTCTTTGATGACATTGCAGACGGCGATGCGGTCAAGCGCAAAGACCTGAACGCCACCATCTGGAATGTTTTCGTAGGCATGCCGCAGAACCAATTCTTTGCCGCCAACTCGCTCCACCTGGTGCCAATGCTTGCGGTCTCGGTCTTGAAGTGGCAGGCATCAGACAACGCCGAGCGCAGTGGGCATGCGGATGCAAAATCCTTCATCTGGCGAGCCGGGTACTATGATCTGATCCTGATGGCTGTTACGCTATCGCATGGCTCGGGCTTCGCAACCAAAAACGCACATCTTGTCATGAACCTGTACGGCGAGAAATTTGAAGATTACATGAAGGAGTTCGGCAATGCCTGATCCAGTAACCGGAATGATTGTGGCGGGGAGCCAGCTGGTCGGCAGTTCGATGCAGGCTAGCGCAGCCGGTGACGCCGCCGCCGCTCAAGGCGCAGCATCTCAGGCGGGCATCGAGGAGCAGCGCCGCCAGTTTGACGAGATGCGCAGACTTTTGAAGGATTACACCGAAGCGGGCATTCCGGCGCTAGAGCAGCAGCAGACATTGCTAGGCCTAAAAGGGCCGGAGGCAGAACAGGCCGCTATTGCCAGGCTCACGGGCGGCGAGACGTTCAAGGCACTGGCTGCGCAGGGCGAAAACGCACTGCTACAGCAAGCATCGGCCACTGGCGGCCTGCGCGGCGGTAATCTGCAGGCCGCACTAGGTCAGTTCAGGCCGCAACTCCTGTCCAGCCTGATCGAGCAGCAGTACGGCCGTCTTGGTGGCATGACAAGCCTGGGCCAACGATCCGCCGCTGGCGTTGGAGCGGCCGGCATGGAGACTGGCACCAACATTGCCAACTTGCTCGGCCAGCAGGGCTCCGCAGAGGCTGGCGGCATCCTTGGCGAGGCCAAGGCCTATGGGCAACTGTTCAACTTGCCAGGCCAGTTTGTCGGCGCTCAAATCGGCGCTGGCAAAAAGCCAGGTTTTGGGTTCTAAAGGATAGAAAATGGCAAGCATCAATCCATTCCAACCGCCGATGAATTACGCAATAGACGTGCAGAGCCCATTCGAGGCGGCACTGGGCGGGTTCAAACTTGGTGCTGCTGGTGCGGAGGTTCAGGCCAAGCAAGCAGAGGCCCAAGCAAAAGAGACGGCTCGCAAGAATGCAATGGATGCTCAAGCAAAAGTCCAAGCACTGCTTGCGGACAAAAATGCAACAGCCAGCGATCTTACTCAAGCATCTTTCCTGCTGCCAAAAGATCAAGCCGACAATGTATTGAAAATTGCCGGGGAGATGACAACCGTTCAGAATCAAAATACATTGTCACAAGCCGGAGAAGTATATTCAGCGCTCAAAGCGGGGCAACCTGAGATTGCAAAACAGTTGTTGCAGGATCAAATTGATGCGCACAGAAACAGCGGCAATGAGCCAAAGGCAAAGGCCACAGAAACATACCTGAAACTGATTGGCATAAACCCAACTGGCGCGCAAAATACAATTGGTATCATGATGGCTATGATGCCTGGTGGCAAAGAAATTCTAGAAAACGTTGACAGGACATTGTCTACCGGCAGGCTGGAGGCCCAGGCGCCAGCAAAACTACGGGAAGCTGAAGCAGCCGCCAAAAAGGCAGAAGAGGACGCACTGGCCGCAGGCGTTGTCGCTGAATTTGCTAGGCCATCGGCAGCGCTTAAGTTGTCAAAAGACACATCAGATGCAATTAAGGCCGCATCAGATGCAAAGTTTGCAGATCAGCTCAATCAGTCAAAAATAACTACTGAAAATTGGAATGTAAAAAATCTTCAGTCTCAAATAAATGACAGAGTTGCAAAACTTAAATTAGATCAAGCAACTACGCAGGCAAATGTTAATCTTACACTTGCCAGGATTGCCGATCTTGCGGTTGCCATTCCAGACGCCGCAAAAGTTGAAATAAACAAAGCCGCAGTTGCTGCCTCTACATCCAAGCAGCAGGCAGAGCAACTCAATTCGCTGTCCAATCGCATTACCGATATTGGCACGTCTTGGGGTAGCCTGGGCTCATTCAACGAATGGCTTAAAAAATCCACAGGCAGCCAAGGCGCAGTCAGCGAACTGCGCCAAGAATTTACACGTTTGCGCAATACGGCAGCCATCCAGAGTCTGCCGCCAGGGCCGGCAACCGATAAAGATATTCAGATGGCGCTATCTGGGTTCCCGTCTGACACTTCCGACCCCAAGGTCATATCGTCATTCTTGCGTGGCATGGCAAAAATGCAAGACTTGGACGCATCGGTGCAAAGCGCAAAAGTTGACTGGATGTCGCAAAACAAAGGCTCGCTCGGTAGGGCGCCAAGCGCGTTCATTGCTGGCGATCTTTCGGCAAAGGCCGGCGAAACATTCGCAGACTTCACCGTTCGCGTATCAAGTGAAATTGCGAAGCGGTATCAAACCCCGCAGGCTCAAATTCCAACAGGCACGCCGGCAGAAGTTGCAGCGGCAAATCGAGGGCAAATTCCAGTCGCTGGACAGCCGGCTGCCGCTCCAACAACCAGCATCAGGAGCCAGGCTGATGCAATCATTCGCGGGGGCAGCTAATGGCTACCGCTGACGAATACGCCGCGTGGATTGTTTCCAACGTCTCCAAGCGAGGCACGCCAGATTACAACACCGTTGTGCAGGCCTATCAGCAGGCCAAGTCTGACGAGGGCAGGGCCGCAACTCCTGCCGCCCCAACGGTTGTTGAGGCGCCTGGCATGGCCGAAAAGGCGCTCGGCGCACTAGAGACCGCCACAACACTTGGCACTGGCGCAATTGGCGGCACTGTTGGCGCTATCGGAGGGACGGCACTTGGTCTTGCGCAGCAAATTCTATCTGGCAACTTCGGCACGCCGGAGGCCGCAAATATGGTTGAGCAGGCAGCCGCCAAAGGCGCCGAGGCGCTTACATATGCTCCAAGGACGCAGGCCGGTCGGGAGATGGTGCAGGCTACTGGTGACGTACTGAAAGAAGCAATCCCGCTCACCGGGATGCTCCCGCAAATGGCCATGCTGCAGCGAGCCACGCAGGCAGCGGCACCAATTGCGCAGGCAACGGCTCAGAGGGCCGGCACCGCCGCAGTACAGGCCGCAAGAACAGGGGTTGTGCAGCCGGTGCAGCAGGCCATTAGCGCAGTCAGAGGAGTAGTCACTCCATCAACGCCACTCCGGCCTGGATCCGTTGGTGCGGCGGCAACACCGGCGGCAATCCAGCGCGTTGCAACTGCCGAAGGGCTACCGGTTCCGGTCACGCTGACTAGAGGCGCAGCGGCCAGGGAGGCCACACAGCTGGCGTTTGAAAAAGAGCAAATGAAAGCCGAGGCCGGCGCCCCGTTGCGCCAGCGGGCGGAAGAAAATAACCTGCAGGCGCTGCAAAACTTTGACGCACTGGTGGACGCTACTGGCGCAGTTGCCGCCGAGATGGGGCCGACAGCAACCGGCAATGCCGTTCTGAAATCATTGAACGAAGGGCTGGATGCGTCAAAAACACAAGTACGCACGGCGTACAACGCAGCCAGAAAAGCACCAGAGGCAGCAAACCCGGTAAACCTTACCGAAACAGTCACCATTGGCACTGGTGAAAATCAAATTCAGAATTCTTTGATCGGATACTTGAACTCTAGGGTGTCGGGCATTCCGTCTTCAGCCGTGCCAGACGCCGCAAAATCCTATCTTGTAAAGATGGGTCTTGCGCAATTGGACGAGGAGGGTGGTCTTGTGGCTCGCCCTGCAACTGTTGGCACACTGGAAGATTTCCGCAAAGAAATGAGCGGCCTTGCTAAATACGATGATGCAGTTGGCATTCGGGAAGAGACCATCATCAAAAAGATGGTAGACGCCCACACAGACCCGGCATCTGGCCCCATGTTTAAGAAGGCCCGCGCTCTTCGCCGAAATCAATCCGAGAAATACGAAGATCGCGCAATCATTGGCCGGCTCTTGCTCAACAGGGCCGGCATGGCCGATCCGCTGGTAGCAACTGATAGGATTTTTCAGACCTCAATCATCAATGGTTCGCCAGCAGACATTACCAGGCTAAAGCGCACACTCTTGACCGGCGGGCGCAACGCCCCGAACGCTGCAGAGATCAGGGCCAATGGCGCCCAGGCGTGGAGCGAGCTTCAAGGCGCGGCCATCAAATACTTGAAGGACGAGGCTACCAAAAACATGGGCATGGGCTCCAATGACATGCCCATTGTGTCCCCGGCAAAGTTGCACCAGGCGGTCAGGACACTTGACGCAAATGGCAGGCTCGACATTGTGCTGGGCAAAAAGCAAGCCCAGGTTGTCCGAGACCTAAACGATGTGGTACGCTATGTCAACACGGTTCCGCCTGGGACGCTTGTCAACTCATCTGGCACTGCGGGCACCATCCTGGCGGCAATGGGCGAATCGGCTCTTGCTGGAATGCTTACCGGCGTGCCGGCACCAATAGCAACAAGCCTAGTGCAGATCATCAAGATGAAAAAAGCCGGGCAGACCAAGGCAAAAATCAATGATGCACTCAACGCATTGCCTATTGTGAACCCGTAAGGAAAGCCAATAAATGACCGCACTATCAATCCAACCCGCCTACCCAATCTTCACCGATACGGCGGGCCAGCCGCTGGACAATGGCTACATCTGGATTGGCACGGTCAATCTTGCTCCGCAGACCAACCCGATCAGCATCTATTGGGACGCCGCGCTGACGCAGGCAGCAGCGCAGCCACTGCGCACATCTGGCGGCTACATCGTCAACTCAGGCACGCCGGCGGTAATCTACGTAGACAGCGATTACAGCATCTTGGTTCAAAACGCCAAGGGGAGTGCGGTATATAGCTCTCTGGCGGCAACTGATCGCTTCAGCGGGGTGGTTGTTAAAGTTGATGCCTCAGATGTTGATTACACATCTCCAGGCACGGGCGCTGTAACTACTACAGTGCAGGAATACCTTCAGCAAGTTGTAAACGTAACAGACTTCGGGGCCGATTCTACCGGCGCCCTTGACGCTACCAGCGCCATCACAGCGGCGATTACGTACGCCAAAACGCTGACGTCTCCACAGCTAATTATTAACGCCGGAACATATACAACTTCTAGTGTATTAACATTTGACCTGCCAGAGTTTTCAACTATTACATTTATTGGCGGCATTGTTTCTAGTGTATCAAATGACCCGGCCATCCGGATTGGAAGCACTACAGCCAATATTGCTGGCATTACGGCAACTGGAATTAAAGTAGAGCGTCTTTCCCTGGATACCGCAGGGGCGTCCTCTGGCGTTCAATTGCGAAACCTTACATCAAGTTACATTGATATACGCCGATGCAGCGGATTTAGAGATGGCATATTCTGCTATGGCGATCAAGCCAATGGCGGATTTAGCTATAACGAAATCCACATTGGTTTTGTGCATGATAACAGGCGCAATATATACCTTAATGCTGGCAGCGTTGGCTACTGCAACGAGAACAACTTTTATGGCGGTACGTTCAACCATAGCAGCACATACCCGGCGGTTACAACCACCAATTTGGAAATTGCTCATTTTGCATCAAACCAACTTAACAACAACAGATTTTACGGCCCATCGTTTGAGGATAATTCAGCCACACTAGCAACTGCCGCAATTATAAATGGCAACAACAATGTAATATAC